ACCAATGAATGCATAATAAGAATTTGTGCTGGACTGAACACCAGCGACAAAATTCTTAGCATTCAATATTCTAAGTTGGTCAGTAATTATCGCTGCCATTTTGTTCTGACTTTTTTTTATTTATCAAGTATAATTGTTATATTTTAAAGATACATCCCTAGTAACAAGACTTCCAGTTGAGATTCCTGCATAACCATTTTGAGTGTATGAATTGAAAGAATTTGCAAGTGTTCTGTTTTGAATATCAATTTTGCCCCAGCTAAATTCACCTGTACTTGTGGATCCATAACTTACATCACTAATTGTACCAACATTAGTTACAATTCTTCTGACTGCTGTCATCCCATAACCAGTAACATTAGCCAACTCAGTAGTAACACTCTCAACTTGATATACAGCATCAGAGTACGTTGTAGCAATTGAAACAAGATTGCCACTGGTATCCTGAGTCTCAAGAGTTCCACCAACACTTACATTGATGTTAGTATCAAATATTGTCAAATAATCACCAGTAGAAATTCCACTGATTGTGATACCTGTTCCAATATAAGTTGGATCTCTCATAAATGAACCTTTTGGAATGAAGAGGTCAAAGATAAGTTTGTTTTGTGTCCCTGAATTTGTTGTATTGAATCCAACAATCTCACCATAATCTCCTTCATAAGAAGAAACTCCCATTTCTTCTCTAACAAAAGTAGGAGATTCAATAATGACTAATGGCAAACTTGTTGATGTGTATCCTGTTCCTGCTTCTGAAATAGTAAATGATGTCACAATATCATTAGTTATATTTGCTGTTGCAGTTGCTGTTGTGCCAACATCAGGGTCAGAAATAATTACATTTGCAGAAGAAGTTGTATATCCAGCACCAGGATTTGTGATATTCAATGCTGTGATTGATCCACCAACAGAAACTGTAGCAGTTGCAATTGAACCAACTTTACTATCTTGTGAAACAACCAGAATACTGTTCTGGAATGTTCTATTGGCAGATTCATTATTAGAGTTGAATAATGGTCTTACACTATCAACATAAGCAGTTGTTGTGCTTACACTGAGTGGTTGGATAAGGTATGAAGCAGGATAGATTTGCGATTCATATTCAACTCTATCCTTGCCAACATATTTTCCATTGATAAACTTATCAACAGATTGCTTACACCAAGTAACAGGTCTAAGAATAGATTGGTCACTAGTGATTCCAGGACCAGGATAATTATTGGTCTCAACAGAATCAAGAGTATTGATACCTGTGACTGTTCTTTGAGTTTGATCCAATGTAATTGGTTGACCCAGATCAGGATTGTTGTTGATATCTAACATATCACCAATTTTAACTGTCTCTAGAATGTCTGTGAAGACAACATCCACACTACCAGCACCTTTGTAGAAGATGATCTTAGAAGTATCACTACTATTTTCAACACCATCTAGTCCTGCTTTGGGCGCCTCAGCAAATGTAATCACACTACCACCTTCAAACTGGTATGCAACACCAGGTTCCTGGAGGATATCATTGAGGAATACCAACAGTGTCTTATCTACTTCAATGTTTGAACCAGCTTGGGATCTGATTGAGATTGGTTGGTCATTAATTGACAGTTTAAATGACTTCTGAGTACCATCAAACTGACTATCTAATGCATCAAATACTTCAAACTCTCCAACAGTCCAACCATTGAATTGATCACTGTAAGTATCCTCAATTGTAATCTGGAACTCATTAAATGTTGCTCCAGGGTCAGTTGGAATTCCAGTGAGACCGCCAACAGGGACAGTCAAAATCTGTTGAGGTCCAAAGGAGTGACCTGAATTTCTAAATTCAAAATCAATAACACTTGAACCTTGTCCTACAACAATATCAACTGTTGCACTCTGCCCAATACCTGCAGGACTAGAAGAAGAATACTCAAGTGGAATATCAGAGTAACTTAAAGGAGAATCAAATACTACAACAGGTGCATTGGATGCTGTATATCCAGAACCAGGATTGGTGATGTTGATGCTTACAATATGACCACCTTGAATAGTTGCAGTTCCAATATTTTCAATTGAAGGAATAACACCATTAAATGTCTGAACACCAACATTAACAATTTGAGATCCTGGTCTATAACCAGAACCACTATTGCCAATACTAATAGAAGAAACAGTTCCAACACCAGATATAATTGCTGTTGCACCTGCAGATACTAATGGTTGATAAGCAAACCCTCCAGTAGAACCAACAGAAACAATCAGACCACCTATAGGGAAATTAGTCTTGTTGAAATCATATCCTTCTGGAACTCCAGATCCATTGTATCTAATTGAACTAATTCCACTATCTTCAATAATCTGATAATCACCTTGAGTTGCCTGAATTCCTTGTGGTGACTGATAAATGTTATTGGTTAAAATAACTGTATCTGATGTAATGCCAGTGACATTATTGCCAGAAGTTTGAAGTGTGAAGACACTAGATACTCCAGTAAATCCACCAGAGAAGTCATCAAAGACATTGTTAAGATGATAAGCTTCAAGTGTTGTGCCTGCTCCAGCACGCTTCATGAAAGTTCTTCCCTGGAATGTAGAACTGGATGTAATACCAGTCCAATCTCTAGAGTCTGGAGGATTAGTTGTTGAACTTAATGGAATATTTCCATAAGGAGCAGAAGAGAAGAATAATGTATTTCCTACAATGTTGTAATTACCAGAATACTTGGTGATTGTTGCTCCAGCTAAGTGGTTTGTTAGTACAGAACCCAGTACAGGTCTATTTACTGAAATGTTGTTGCTAATACCATAAGTTCCAACTGCAGAAACAGTCATAAATTCATCATCAATCTTAATGATATCACCAGTAACAAAAGATGTAACACCTGTGGTTTCAAAGGTTAATTGGAAATTAATAGTTCCAGTAAGTGTAGAATTGATAGGAGTTATTGCAATTGGAGCCTGGATCATATTATCAATAGCAATCAATCCTTTTGAATTTGCTTTCTTAGCAGTGATTGTGTGTGATGCACCTATACCAACAGAATTAAGAGTCAGAATAGATGGAGGAACTGAAAGAGCATCTTCTGCAGTAGCAGCAAATCTCAATTTACCTTCATCAACCTTGACCACAAAGACATCTTCTGGAAGTAAATCAGTTGAACCAATACCAGGTATAACAGCAGTAACAATGCCAATACCAGCAGTATGACCTACACCTGGTGCTCCATATGTAACACTCTCACCACTTACAAAGAAGTGATTGGGGATTTGAATATAGTCATTTGCCAAATCAACAACAATTGAACTTGAACCATCAAATATTCTTCTGAAAATTGGGTTCCCTCTATGCTTGAGTTCGAAGGAGTCTTTAAGATTTAGTTTTGTACCTTCATAAATCCCAGAATCAGTATTAACAACAACATTATTGAGATCAATATCAGTTGGATTTGCATTTTCAGTAGTAATCTGTAGTTGATTAAAATAAGTTCTGACCTGAACTGCCTTGTTGGCAACTGGTGTGTAGAGAATATCAAGACCGCCAGTGATTGAACTTATGCCAATAGTTCCAATACCTAAACCTGTTGATGTATTAGCATACTCAACACAGAATTCATTAGATGAAGAATTGATAGCGGCAAATTCAAACATCTCATACTCACTATCAGTTGTATTCTCCACAACAACAACACAATATGTTGACTCATAAGGTGTTGTATAAGATGAAATTACATTTGTTGTTGGCGAAGCTGAGGCAGAGATTGATGAATAAGAAGAACCTACTCTAGTAATATCTAAGTCAAAAGAACCAGTAGATGTTCCATTATCAGAAATTGCTATAACAGCAGAGTTGGTTGTAACTGGTGTTGCAGTACTGCTATGGAATTCAACAATAATATTTCCACCACTAATTCTTGCACCAAATGTGCCTATTCCTAAATTATAAGTATTTTCTGACTCATTGATGCTTCCATACTCAAGAAGTGAGACATCTGTGCCATCATGCAGGATGTTAAGTTCAGTTGAGTAGAAAGTATCTGTAGAGACCTCTTCAACCATTGAGAGTACCTTAAGTGCTCTATATGTGGTTCCTACAGAAACAAGTGTGCCTGTGGAACTTGCAGGTATAGTAGATCTTTGACTGAATACACTAGATACATCACCATAACTTCTAGTCCCAGTAGTAGTCTTATCATCTAAGATACTGAAAGCAAAAGATGACACGTCATATATGTTTGTTTCAAACTTGACTGGGAAGAATGTAAGATCCCATCCACCAGCAGTAGCAATGTAATCATAATAACCAAGATATGGATATGTTTCAATAGTTGCATATTGATTCATATAAGCAACACTATCATCCTGAATCATTGTGATAATAGAGAACTGTCTCTCATCAGTAAATACTCTATCTCTTGCATGAGTTAGAATTTTATTGTAGATATAGTTTGATTCAAAAGAAGCAATTGATTCATATGGTTCTGCTCTTTCATTACTATTGAACTGAGAAGAAATATCATCAATACTCAGAACTCTATTGCCAACAGACTGGAAGTAATCAGATAGAATTCTATTATCAAAGATAATTTCATTTGAGAACTCTTGACCATTTACAACAAAACTAGTCTCTGTTACATTATCATAATCATAGAAGCAATTAAGATCTCCATTTCCAATAATATCCACAACTGTCTCAATATTAGAGTCAATTGCAGTGACAGGAACAGATGCCTCACCAACAGGTGCTGCAGCACTCTCAATCTCAAGATCAGCAAACCTCTTAAATCCAGCAGTATGATTTAATGCTCCAACAGAGTTATTCCAAGTATCAAAGTCAACATTAGACTTCAATGAATATGAGAAGTTTTGATAATACTCATTATTAGGAATCCTTTGCAAGCTATCATTCAGGAATCCAGTATTTTGACTCCAACCATTAATGATAGTTGTACCAGCACCAGTTTCAATCTCTGCTTTAAAATCATACTTGGTCTTAATAAAACCTTGAGTATTTGAAGTAAGACCTCTAACTGTATCTCCAACATTAAATTCAAATGGTGTAGATACTTTGAGAATTTCTGTATTCCTATTCCAACTTTCTACATTGCCATTACGCTCACCATTGGTTACTTGCTCATCTAAGAAGAAATCATTCTTCTTAAGAACAATATCAAAGATTGGGAAGTGTGAGACTGGAATAATTCTACCCCTAATGGGTGTAGTTACATTTCCAGGTTCTTGAGTACCACTAATGACCTCAGACATATCATAATCAATGAAAGCACCAGATCCACCTAGATTGGTCTGGACACCAGTTACAGGGAAGTATGCATAATTGTACTGTGAAGAGTTATAACCAGTTCCTGTTGTGCCAAGACCAACATTGATGCCCTCAACTAGAACACTTTCACCAATAACGAACGGGAAGTCTTCTTCATCACTGAATATTGTATTAAAGAATATTCTTACATTCTTAGTTGAATTGGTATAAACCACTGAGTTGATGCCAACGCCATTAGTATTGTTGGTTGGTACAATTCTAGGCAATGTTTCATAAAGTTCAGTTGTATTTTTGATAATAGAAACCTGATTTTCACCAAGAGCATATGAGAGTTCAACATTTGATTTAATCTCATTTGTATACCCATCAACCACTACCAGGTTTGGTGCTAGAAGATAATTAACTCCATTGGATGAAATACCAATTCTTTCAAATGAATTGAGTGGTTCAATTTCAAGGATTTCAGGAAGGTTTGCTACTGTTCTTAATGTGCTATCAGAAGGATAGTCAAAACCAATATTGTTAGATGAATGTGTGTAATTTAAGATTTGACCAATGTTCGTACTTTCAGGATAAAGAATGGCATCAGTTCCAAAACCACTTCTTACTGTGTTAATACCAGGTAGACTCCTATAACCTATACCTGGATTAGAGATTTGTACTTCAGTGATAGATCCATAAGCAGTCAGAGAATTAGTATCATATTCTGGTGCTGCATTGGTTGTTCCATATGAAACAACCTCAGGGACTGTACTGATATTAAATGTGAATGTTGTTGTTCCAATTCCAGAAACTTTTTGTGTACCATCATAATCAGTAGGAACTAGATTGATTTGATTATATGAAGATACTTCTTCATCAATAATCATCTCTCTTTGAACTATAGGCGAAAATGTGGTGTTTACATTACCAAATGAATACCATAGAACTGAAGGTATATGGTCAGAAACAAATACAGACAAGTTTGCTGTGGAATCAATACCAGGTCTACCACTCTTTGTTACTTCAAATTCACTACTCTTACCTGATGTCAGATAAAGTGTTCTGTATGAAGAATCAGAATAGATATTGAGTTCAAAAGCAGAATACTGATTATTGTTTGATACAAAAGAAAGTGATGAGTCTGAAAGATCAAACTTTAAAGTATTGTTCTTACTGACATTGACCAAAGGATTAACCTTAGAAAGTGTTCCAGCAGAAGCACTAGTGATATTGACAAAATTGGGTTCAACTTGAGTAATCTCTGATCTTTCTCTAACAAGTTTGATCTTTATTGGTGTGTAAAGAACAACATAATACATTCCTTCATTTACAAGACCACCTGATGGAGTGGTTGAAGTATAGATGACCTTATCACCAGTCTTAAATGGATTGTTGCTCAAAGAGATAGAATTATCAGAAGTTGTGACATCTCCAGACGCAAATGTCTTGGGATCAAATACCATCCTTCTGTTGAATTCATTATATTTTACAGTTACAACTACTTCATCTCTTGGTTTGAGATCAATATTAACAGAATCCCCAACAAAAAGACCGTGTGTTGATGCAGTAGATACTGTAACTATATTCTTTTGCAATTCTCCAGTAACTACATCAGTGCGTTTTGTTCTCAGGTTATGATAAACACCTGAACCAACACCAGTAAAGTAAAGAAGACCAGCAGTAGTATTCACACCAACATATTGTCCAGTTACAGTAGAGATACCAACTCTATTGGTTGAAAGACCTACAAATCTATTTGTGAGAGGAACAGCATAGAATGTTCCAAGACCTGAGAGAACAACAGTGCTTGCTGCTCCAGTAAGACCATTCCAGGTCTCAATAGAATCACCACCATTGGTTGAATACTCAACAACTTCATTAATCAAAAGACCATGATTTGGATAGTAGATTGATTGAGGTGGGATTACAACAACTGAGGCACCTGCTCCTGGATTGGAGAATGTAACTGCTGTTCCAGTTCCTGTTCCTAATGCAGTTCCAAGACCTAATGCCTCAGCAGGATTGAAATACAATACATTATTAATTTTTAATGTTTGTGTAGTTCTTGCAGTTCCAGAATTAATAGAGAAACTTCTTGGATCTTTGAAGATCTTAGTCAATGCAATATGAGAAGTTCCAATAGTGCCAGATTGCTCTCTTAGAACTTGAAGTCTCTGATTTCTTCTATCAAGAGTGAGAACTTTAACCTTCTCACCATCAACTTGCATAATGTCATCAGGTCTCACAAATGGATACTGAATAGCACCACCAATATTAAAATAGGTTGTCATTCCTGTTACAGATGTATCACCTACACCAGCAAGAAGAACAAATGAACCAGTGTTTATACCAATTGCATAATTGCCATCTAATCCATCATAATATCTTGATAGACCAGATATGGTAACAATATCGCCATCTGACAATCCATGAGGAACAGAACTATAACCAACAAACTGACCTCTTGATGCATAAGGGATGAACTCAATATCAGAAACAATTGTTGATCCTAAACTAACCTCACTTACTTTCTTACCAAATACTCTTTCAACTTTACCTGCAGCATTACTACCACCAGTGAAAGAGTTGTCAAATATAAGTTGATCATTGACTCTATAATCTTTACCACCTGTGAGAATACCAACACCTTGAATTCCACCAGAAGATGCAGATGTGATATCAATTTTTTGTTTTTTATATGTGTTTGAGTTGTAGATATAATCATAACCACTCAATGCAGCATTCATATGGTATGGTGTAGTATTTCTAAACCAACCATAATTTTCAATATCATAATCTACATGATTGGAAGAAGTGCTAAAGTTAAATGTATTTGGTTCTGAGTTAAATGTATTTCCAATTACATATGGAAATACTGGTCTTCTATACCTGTTGAAAGATCCAGAAGTATCTGTGGTTTCACTAATAGTAGCAAAGTACGCATATGTTCCTTCTGGATAATCAGGAGTAACACAATATCTACCATTATTCTTATCTAAGTCTCCAGTTTCTCTGAATGAAAAGTCTTCAACAAAGAAACCCTCCGAATATTGGGAAATAGGTGGTCTATTAGTTGGGTTCTGTGTAATCTCGTAACCAGAGATCATTCTCTTAATAATTCCACCAGAAGCAGAACTATAACCATATGGTCCATAGATTGGATGTCCATCATATGACCAACCAATAATTGGTGAGTGTCTTTCAGAACTGACTTCAGTGTCATTCTGTTTCTTCAGATCACTCTCTGAGTAAATTGTATTACCATTAGCATCAATTACATATGTACTCTCTCTCAAATATCTGGATGGATATAAATGTGAATACTCAAGTGTCTTTCCACTTATTGAGTTTTCAACAATACCATCATCTGCTCCGATATTAGATAAATTCCTAGCAAAGAGGTTAACAGTCCACTGATTAATATTTGTAGTTGTAGTAGCATCAATACCTGCAGGTTTAACTAGAATAGTGGTATCACTAGAGTATCCTGCACCACCACTAATAACTTTAATCTCAGTGATAGCACCATTTGAAATAATAGGTGTCAGTCTTGCAAAGGAACCTATTCCACTAATAGCAAGATCTGGTGGTGAGTTATAATCTTTACCACCTTCATTAACCAGGACTTCTACAATTCTTCCATTAGAAATAATAGGAGTTAGTTGAGCATCACTTCCACTATTGAATGTGATGACTGGTTGTCTATTGAAGTTTAGGACTTCAGAAGCACCATAACCAATTCCTTCATCTGTAATATCAACAGAATCAATAGAACCTCTAAAGATTGGTTGAACCTTACAGGAGAAGTCTTGATTGGTTAATGTATTAACTCCAATAGTTCCTCTAACAGTGACTGTAATTGGGTTATAGTTGAAAGTTCCATTACCCTCAGATTTAATGTTTGTGAGGATATTATTATCATAGAAATAGTCAGACTGAGTTTGCCCAGTTCCTACCTCTGAAAGGGAGAATGTGCTGTCATTAATCTTGACCACATAATATTCAATGGTAGATCCAAGACCAGCAATAGCAGTTGCTCCTGCTGTATATCTAACAATCTCTTTCTCACCATATCCATGATCATTGATAGTGATCTGATTAGATGCTGTATTAACTCCAACAATGAGTCTCTCTTTATTCTTATATCCTGAACCTGCTTGGTCTACAACAATATTAGAAACAATCTTCTTTCTATCATATGACTTAAACTCCTGTCTGCCAACTCCATAACCTGTAAGGTCTACAGTATTAATTCCTGCCTTGGCATCATTGAAGTTATCATGAAGTGTAATAGTCAATGCATCAACTACATTGACATAGTAGTCAGCATCTGTTTTAATACCAACAATACTATCTACACCTTTAGTTACATATACAACTCTCTCATTCTCTCTAAACTTATGATATGTTGTAAACCCAATAGTATTTGTTGCAAGGTTTAACCCACTCTGCGAACCAGGACCAGAATTAAACTGGACTAGATGATCAACAGAAGCAAGATTGACCTTTGCAGATGCACCAGTCCCCTGTCCACCACTAATAATAACAATAGGGTCATCTACATAGTCAAACCCGTTATCAACCACTCTGATCCCTTCTAGGGATCCCTCAACAGCAACTATGCCAGTAGCACCAACCCCAGTGATATCACTGATCTTCATGATTGGAGGATTGATTACATCATATCCTTGACCTCTGTTATCAATATCTAATCCTTTGACGCCACCATAGTAAATGGTGTCAAATGACTTATAGTTGAGAAGTTCAACACCATTAATTAGAACTCCGTTATAACCTGGTTCAGTACTGTATTCTCCAACCTTTGTAGATGGTTCATTGACCTCTCTGTAAATCTTTTGTGGGGAGAGTTCTTTTTGATAGAAGTTATAATATAAGAACTCACTGTCAGTTACAGTTCCTACAGGTAAAATATATCTATTATTGTAGATATCTGATGTACTTCTAGCAAGTTTAATAGTAGTAGAACTTACTCTCTTAACATAATAAACACCAGCCTTTACATTATCAAAATCGTCAATAGTCTCTGTTGTAAAAGAAATGCCACTAGAGGTAGTTGTAGTAACAATAGTTACTTTTGGTTGATAATATACAGCATCTCCTGTATAGAAACCATGATCAGATGTTGGAGTAATAATTAGATTATCACCAACAGCACTACCACTGAAGATTACTTCTTTGTTATATGGATTGGTTGTTATTGAATTGTAGTTTGGAATAGAGTTGGATGCTACAATAAACTCACCATTGAACTTCTCATATGTGTTGAGAACATTGGCATAGATATTGTTTAGTTCTGGATACTTTGAAGAAGATCCTTTAAGAATCTGATTCTCTAGAGTCCAAGTAAAGGAATATTCTGATGTCTGAATATTTTCAGAAAGAACAGCATTGAACTCAGACTCAGATAGAACTGTGGTCACAGTAAGTGACCTTTCAAGACCAGTACTACTCTTAAGAGACATCCTATAACCAGGTCTTACAAACAGGTTATCAAATGTTTTTATTGTAAATGTTTTCTGACTAGAATCAATCAGAGTAAATGAAGCAACTGTCCAATTTGTCTTGACATTATAATACCAAGATTTGGACTTATTCTGTGTAGACTCTAAACCTATTGACTTAACATTGATAGTATCATCCTTCTTGAAGAAGTAAGTATCACTATTGAGTTTTAAGTTTTTGAGGGTTGTGACAACTCTTACCTGTACCTGACCACTAGGTGTATCAGAATAACTATAATCATTGAGACAGATATCAGTCTTTGAGTTAATTGCAGTTGTAGCAGTAGTAACACCTAAAAACTGTGTTAGTGTCTTTTCAGAATATGTAAGGATATCTTCATCACCATCAATATTAACTACTGATAGTGAACCAGATGCTGGAAAACTTACTGTGGAATCTACATCTAGTACTGTTGATCCAATTGAAACACTATTAAGAATTTTAGTTTTAGGATTTGGTTCAAACTTACCATAGATTGAACCCTCTACATCAATATCTCTCCTATAACCATAGTCAATAGCAATCTGATAGAAGTTGCCTTCATTATAATTAATCTTCTCTACATTGGTTACAGTTCCTCTAGCACCAGTTCTATTCTGATAGAACGTATGATTTTTCAGTTCAAGAGGATTACCAGAATATCCTTCAACCACATAGTCCTGTGTGATTCTATAATCAGCATCAGATGGTTTGATCAGGAACTTGCTGGGTCTAATGACCTCTACATCAGTACCATACAATGCTCTGAACAAAATCTCAAATGACTGATCTGTTCCTTTTGATTTATAAAAACTATCAGCAGTGAATATGAAATTTCTTTGATCCAGCCCAGAATAAAGCGTTCTCTCTGAGAAACCTGGAATGAATTGATTTTTAATTCTCTTGAAAAACTCTTGTAAGAATCTTACATTGAGATTGTAGATAGTAGAACCATCTACATGGTCTGCAGACTCCGTTTGCTTAAATGTGAGTTGATCAGGGGTATTAGTCCCAACATAGGTTGTAATGCCACTGAATCCCCTTGTACACCCCTCAAAAGTGGTTTGTGTCTTGGACTCATATGAAATGATTTCGTCGTCAATTTGAATCAAACCATTTGATTCTGGAAAACCATCAGTAAAGTTACTATCTGAAGAAGTAACGATAGATGTATTCTGGAAGGTAATATCACCCTCCAAGATAGTAGAATTTTTAAGATTGAATAACTCATCAACCTTTACATACTGATCCAGATTCTGAATCAGGTCATATGTTCCACCTTGGTATTCTTGTGAAACATAATACTCCTTTAAAAAGTCTACAAGAAGTGGAAAGTCATCCTTTACATATTGAGGGACTTGACTCGCGATTATATCTTGAAACTTGACTCTATCTACTGCCATTTCTATTAATAGGAGTATGTTGTGGATTGTGTAGAACCAGCATTGCCAGTTGTAACAGTTACTCTAGTTGTAGTATTTGGAACATCTGTAGCAACAGGTTGTGTAATTGTTTGTGTAGATGTAAGAACAGGAGTTCCTCTAACAATACTTCCATTTAAGTAACTGGAGGTAACAATATAGTTACTACCTGAGACATCATCACCAGATGCAATTTGATCTGATACAGTATTGACTACAACATTGTTCGTATCCAATTGAAGATATAGATCCTGAAGTCCTATAACATCATTTGAATATGGAACAGCAGACACTTCAATAAGGGGTGTTGCTCTATTTACGCTAGTAGAAATGATCTTAATTGGGTTCAATTTAATCTCACCCTTTATGTAATCAATAATACCAATGTTCTGTTTGATAACAACTGGTTGAGAAGGTGAATTCAACTGAAACAAGAATATACTACCATTCTTTAGACCAGGATTTGGTTTATCACCTAGGTATACATCACCAGAAATACCACTTACTTTGAAAGCAGATGTCTTGATGTTATATCCAACAACAGTTCCATTAGAAACTGGTGAGTGTCCATGGTTCTTTATATAAAATCTATTACCAAAACATAACTCATATTCAGCAAATGCATTTAGAAGAGGTTCCAGATCTCTTCTCATCTGAACAGTAGTAATGTTAGATGTGATTGAAGCATGAGTATCATCAATAATCTTCTGATACTTACTAAACTTAAACCTAGCACCAAACTTATTCAACTCTGTAGAGTTGGCATAGGCAGTAATATTACTAGTTACAAGTGAACCTACTACACTAGGAGAAGGTGCTTTGTTCTCATTATAATAAACATATGAATCAGTCTCAACATAAAGATACTTCAGATCAACAATCTCATTAACAATACCTCCTACTGAATACTTTCTCAGTTGTCTTGTGATATCATCCTTGATAGTACTAGAAAGATAAACTCCATTCTCAGGTTTTACACTGATAAAGACCTTTCCATACTGTGGAGGAGTGAGTTCTTCACCACCAAATGCTGAAACAGATTCTGCTTCTTGATAGATTCTAGGTACTAATACTTCATAATCTGCTGCAGTTACTGCACGATTCTGTGATGCATAGATCTGAGGAGCATTCTTCTTAACAGATTCAACACTTTCAATAGCAGAACCACCAAAAGACTTATAATCTGTTGTAAGTAATGAGATACCAGATGTAATAGGTGCGTTATTATTATCTACTAACTGACCAGCAAAGGTAAATTGTGAGATATTATTACCATCATCACCACTTGATGTAATATATCCAACCTCTACAATATTAGGTTCCTGTAATTTTAAACCAAATGTACCATCACCAAACATCAATTCATATCTTTCATTCTCAATCTCTTGAATGAAATATACAGGTGAGGTAGAATTTACTTCATATAAACTACTGAACTGCTTAAATGTTCTTGTAATAGTAGATCCAGGACCCTCTCTTACTGATACTGTAATTAAATCAGTATCAATACCACTATTGGTAAGAATATATTTCTGATTAGGTGTCCTTGAACTTACATTAAATGATTGTGTAAGATGTGTTCCTTCATTGATTACAATAGTATCAAACAGTGCTAGTCCTTCACTATTGACTGCAACTGTAATATCATCAGGTATAGAGAACACATAACTGACATTAGCAAATCTATTAGAGGAAAGTGCTACAATTCCTTTCTTTAGTGTTACAGATACTGCTGTAGTTGCTGATGTATCAACTGAAAATGATATTCCTGCTTTTGCTGAGTTCCTTGACTTAGGAACATATCCTATATTTCTTGCTAAAGAAACAACATTCTCTCTTAATGTTGCTCCATCAATAAACACCTCATTGGTTACCATATTGGCATTGTATGAGGTGATGTAAGTATTATAGGCAAGTGTGTCTATAATAGTAGAAAGATTAGATCCTTCATAATCATAATCTGTGAAGTTTGAATTCGCACGAAGATAGTCCTTAATGGACGTCTTTATTTGATCAAAATCTAAATTGCTGAAATTAACTAACGGCATTTTACCTAGTGGGTTCTAATGCAAATGTGAGTTCTTGTGCTTGTGCATCCACACCTACAATTGTATATTGAATCTGTACATCAAAAGCATACTGTTCTGCATTGGCCTTGACTATAACATCAATCAATCTAACTCTAGGTTCATAGCTATTAATAGTATCACGTATTTGAAGATCAATACTAGCAGCAGTAAGTGCATCTATATTGTCAAATAATAATTGAGTCACTCTAGATCCTAATGCAGGACTGAATGGTCGCTCACCAGGACCAGTAAGAATCAAATTACGAATAGATCGTGCTATAGCATTCTCATTAGTTAATCCAATCAAATCGTAATTAAGTGGATTGACTAGAAAACTAGCACTAATATCCTTAAATGGTTTACTGACCCTTTGAACAGGCAAAATGACACAAGAATTCTACCTTATTTAGTATACTAATCTTCAGTTAATACGCTCTTTGCACCACAGATACATTCATGATCAGGATCAGAACAATCAGTAGTCTCAAATAATCCATCAGTATTCTTTAACTTCTTATTCTTAGGCGTTAATCCATCATTCGCAATCTCACGTAACATATTACTAGATGTTTGACTCCAATAGTCCCTATGTAAATCAGTCATTAATTAAAAACCCCTTCCTATAAAAATCATCATCATCAATGTATCTATACCCATTAGGTATTACCTCCGGAACTTTATCCCATATAGGTATAGCAACACTATTGCTATATCTAAAATCAGGATTAGCCCTAAACTGAACTTCAATTAACTTATCCCCTATCATCTCAATATTAATCCATTCATACTTATCCTTAAATTCATCCAACACTGGACTTAAAGATATCTCTTCTTTTACTACTTCCCACCTATCCCATTTATAATATGTTTCCGCGGATTTTAAACCATAAACTACTAGATTACAAACCCCATAATGATAATCAATGGACTTATGTTGTCCCTTAAAGATCTCACACCAAAACTCCCCTGGATGTAAATGTTCAGTAGAATGACTTAGATATTCACTCCTAGCATATCTACCCATTCCCATGAAGTTTATAGATGGTCGCACAATATAAAAACCAGGTGATGGTACTTCTAATCCTGCTGGACCACAAGTATAACCACACACCTGGCTGAGTTGTAATTTATTATATACCCACAGATCTTTTGGTGAGATAGAATCCCATTCCTCTGATACTGTGAGTTTATACATTAACGTCCTTGACCTCTATAACGTTTCTTCTTAGCATTACTGCTAGTTGCAGCATATTTTGTATGCTTCCCCCTACCCTGACGAGTATTCTTGGGTTTTGATTCAATAAACACTGATCCTGCCAGTGACTTTCTTACTTTTGACATAATACTTTCCTACCTTAAATTACACGAGTCTTTTCATGGCCAACACGAATCCTTGGATCACACCAAATCTCATATCCAGATTTGATAGCATCTAAACAGAAACTTACATCCTCACCACACATATCTTGTACTGCACCAGATTCAAATACTTGCATCTTAGGAGCAAACCATGGATATGGTAACTTCTTACTACCATCCTCATTGAAATCTTCAAAGACACCCTTCTGAATCATTACCCATCCAAATCCAGTGTAATCAACAGTAAATGGCTTCTTACGTTTCGTAATACCATCTACCATCTCATGATTCATAACCCCACCATTATTACGGAAATCATCCTCATCTAACCAATGTGCTACTGATGTAGTCCTACCATCCTCTGTACTATACCATCCAGCACTAATAGGTCGCTCAGTACCATCAGCATCTAATGCAACATCACATAATTGCCAAAACTTCTCAGTGCTAAACACAATATCACTATCAATCCATAACTGATAATCATACTCTAACTTACCATCCCAAGGAATTTGATTCGGTCCACGTAATACATTTGCACCTAAACACTTACATCGTGCAAAGTTTACCATAGAACTATAATCTTGACTGATCTGAATGCTCATCCCATTCTGTACTAAATCAAAACATAACTGTACAAAGTTCTTCATAAACGTGTAACTACATCCACGCCCAGGTAAACAAAATACAATTGCCTTTCCTTTCATCCTCGCCTTGATAGCATCATAATCCCACTCCGATGCTTTTGTTTTAGGCGCGGTTGCCTTTACGGTAAAACCCTTGGCCATCAATTCAATCCTCTAATACTACTTAATTTTAACAGGTTATATATCCTCTGTCAATAGGACGACTCTTCAAAATCCATGGTGGGTTTATACACCAATTCATATGAAAGATCTTCCTCCTTATACTCAGTCGTCATTAACCCTACCATAGCATTTAATTCAGACCACTTCCCCTTAAAACTTTCCTCCCCTATATTAGGTAATATACACTCACCCTTTAAGTATACATGATAAACCTTTTCATAGGCATTTTTTTTCTCAGAAATTTTTTTCATATTTTTATTTTATATAGAAGTTTTCAATGACACTATAAGCACAAAAAAAGAGACTTATAAAGGTCTCAGAGGAATATACTTTTGTAGGTTGCCCTAGACCGGTCTTTTTCGTAGGGGGGGGGGCACCTTAATATCCTTATACCTTAAACCTTAATAGCCTTATTATCGCTAAGCCGGCATCAGACTAACACATAACCCCCCTAATCACTGTCATATTCACAACACTGTCAGTCTACCACATGTGCCCCCTATGTGTCAACCAAGTGTTTCCACTGTGTTATAACCACTGAGGGGCACTGAGTATTACATAGTGTCACTACTATGTGTCAACAAGCAATGAGGGACTGTTGTACATTTTCACGTAACTCTAAGTAATCATTAATATCATCACAAGTTTCATAGTTCTCCTGCAACATTTCAAACTCTTCAATGTCAATTACTTTGAGATCAATGAGGTTATATAGTGCCATTGTAAACTGTTCAGAATGCATGGTTAGATTGTATGGTTACACTATAGCAGACCTTTGGAGGTTACTAACGTTAACTCTCTGTGAGTTACTGATAATAATGCATAGGCAAGTGTTACAGAAGGTATCAGATACTGTCCCCCTGTGCTTATAAGATAGTGTGTCCCCTGTGTGTTACATAGTGTCCCTCTGAGTTCTTATATTATAGGGCATAAGACTGTCCCTGTCAAGTAAAACCCTGGGTGGTCAGAAATATATGTGGTCTCCCTTGACTTTTGAGAGTTTGTGTGATATAGTGCAGTCTTAGATCGCTATAAGAATGAGCATTTATAAGGGATAAGTATGAAGGTTTCTAAGGGTCTTAAATATACCT